ATTAATTATGATTTACCAGTTGGTTTATTCTCCCATATGATATCACCAAAAGAATCCACAACGTAAGCATGAATATAATGGTCAGCATCAGGGCACTCTGATTCTAATGGAAACCATGCACCTGCGTAAGTGCTTGCTGTTGTTTCTTCATCAAATGAAATAGTATTAAATATTCCACCTTGTTTCATTATGTCCATTACATAATCATCAACGATTGGTGTATAATATGTCGTTACAGTTGCTTTCTTAGTTGTATCTAGACTATTATATTTGTCTAGATTAAAATGTAACAATGTCTTTTGATATCTCTGTGCATAACATGCAACAAGATCAAATATTTGTAGTTCGTTACCTTGTATGATCATAATTAACTCCCTAACTTATCAATCTCAGTTTGACATTGTATTAGCATCTGTTCTAAAAATTCCTTTGTTTCTCCGTTGGGTACTTGTGATTCTTCTACAACACCTGCTTTTACTTTATTATACTCATCAATAAAGGTATCAAAGTATGCTCTCTCAGTATATGATTTAGTAAGTAAATAATGTGCTATTCTATCTTGATACTTCTTGAGATAATGTGATGCTAATGGTAAGAACTGATCATCTGTTGCTAGATAATCTTTACCTGCATTTTCAGTTTTGTATATTTTATTATAGAAATCAGGTGAGATAGGAAACTTAGTACCCTCAACATTAGTAGAGAATTCTGTTGTTGCAGGTATATCTCTAAGTTTAGTTCTATACAATGTGTACTGTGCTTTAGTATCAGCATCAAGTGGAGAATCTGGACCTAGTGTCCAGTCAGTTTCAGTTAACAGAAAATCTCTTGCTAATCTTACTGATAGTGGAGAAACAGCTCTTGCTTTAGCATACATTGCACCGAGTTCATTTTGGAACTCAACATTTTCAATAGCATCAATAGAATACCATCCTTCAATTAATTTATCTTTGAATGTATCAGCAACAGAACTGGATACCTGTTCCATCTCATAATCTTTCCATTCATTAGTATTAGTCTTGAAGTTCATGACATATTTTCTGCGTTTAGCAGTATATGTACCATTATCAAAGTAATAAAATGATATCAACTTATCTTTGTCAGTATCCCATGTAGGGTACATCAAAGGAACTAACGTATCAGTCCAATATGTTTGTGGTATTGGTTTAGGTACACCATTGTATGATAATTCCTGTCCAATAACATTTAACTCAACTTGTATGTCCATGTTCCTAGTGTATTCTCCATTAGTATTTAGAATGCTTTGATTAAGTACTTGCAAGTAACGTAAGGTGTTACCAGAGGTACGTCATAATCTGGATCAATAGTCGCCTGTGGTTCTATTTTAGTTGTTGATTTTAATGTCATTGTAGCATCGCTACAACCAAGACCAGAACTATATGTAATACCTGATCCTGTTTCACCTTGTACATTATATTCTAAGAAATCAACAGTATTTCTTTTAATAGAACCAGCTGAAGGAACAAATACTAGTGTTGTTGCTTTCTCTCTAAAGTAATAGAACTCACATATACCATAATGGTCAAATTGACCACCACTAGAATGGTCTTGGCCACCTTGTTCAGATCTTTCTTGATATAATCTAATTTTTGTACCTGGTGCTCTTGCTGCTTGTGGTAATGAAACAGCATAAGTATACCACTGAGTATCACCTGATGCACCATCATGTGCAACATTTTGTCCACATGCAGGAACAATCATACCAGTGAGAGGATCAGTTCTTGTTGCCGATGGACTAATAATATTATCAATATAGACCCAACTTGCAGAACCTGCTAGTTGATATTCTACTTTCAATCCTTCTTCTGGTACATCACCACCATTTACACCATTTCCTCTACACGCTTTAATACCAAAATAATTAACAGTTGTAGTATCTTGTGATTTCAATACTGCAAATCTATCTCTATTTGTAGATAAACCTGAACCACCAAACAATAAGAAGTTTGTATATGTAGATGAATTACCTTGCAATGTTAAACCAGTCACAGAGACATTAGCAAATGTAGATGTAATGTAGGATCCAGAACCAGCACCATGTAATAGGTAAACATAAGGTTGCTCAGTATATCCTGTATTAGTACCAGCAGCAGTGCCAAGAGTAATACCAGTAACTACACCAGCTGTAAGTGCTGCTGTTGCTGCGGCATGCCCAGTTCCTGACTGATTATATCCATTGGATGAAATTGCACCATCATTAGCTTTACCACCACCACGGAATAATACTGTAGGGACTTGTGTAACTGGCAGTTTGAAATTACCAGCAACACCTGTACCAGCACCATTACCTTTAATATCAACATCCCAAACAGTTGCATTTTGGGATCCAGATTCAACTATGTCACCTGTGGTTGTACCTGTTGTACCTCCAGTATATCCACTAATAGTTCCAAATCCAACTTTTGCATATCCATTAGTACCAGAACTTGTTGCTCCAGAATTATTACCAGATGCCTGTGCAGCTGCACCACCAGCACCCACAATAATAGTAATCGCTGATGGGTTTGCTACATCAGACCAATCAACATTACCAAACCATGATGCTCCTGATCCACCGCCACCACCTGCTGCTGTCCAATAGTTAGCATTATAGTCTATATCAAGTTTTACAGAACCATTAGTGTCAGTATGATCTGTTAAATTACCAGATGAAAAATAAGTTGTTTTATATTCAGAAAGTCCTTGTTGTCCACCAACACCACCTTGGTGACCACCCCAACCACCAGGAGTTCCACCAGGACCACCAGGTGCTCCTCCACCGCCATAACCAGATCCACCACCGAGGTTTGTACCAGATGACACACCACCGCCACCAGCTCCACCGCCACCACCGACACATCCATATTGTCCACCAACTCCTCCAGAACCAGATGCTATATTTCCAGATGAAGATGATTGAAGTCCTTGATACAAACCAGCACCACCAGGATATGAACCACCTGCTTGACCTTGTGCATCGTTTACTCCTCCTTCTCCACCATCAGCACCACCGCCACCACCGCCACCAGCTCCAGCAACGATTTGTGTACCTCTTTTTAATGCGGTACATGCACCTCCACCACCACCGTGTTTGGAACCATGTCCTTGTCCACCATAACCACCATTGGCATTGAGAGAGTTAGTTCCACCATTTCTATTATTTCCTCCACTACCAATTACAACATTCCATCCTGGACTGGGAGCATTGAGAAAATCAACTAGTTGATTTTGTGCAACTTCAAGATCTACTTGAGCACCATAACCACCTCTGTTATTTTCAAATCCAGTACCTGTGTTTTTACTTACTCCATCACCACCTTTTCCTCCTCTAATTCTGAAAGTTATGTTTGTAAATCCACCACTAGGTAATCCACTAAACGTATCATCAGCACCTGATATTGTTTGAGAATACGAACCACTCTGTCCACCTATCAATATTCTATCACCATCTGATCCTTTACCTTCTCCATTACCAGTCTGTGAAATTGATATTCCACCAGTACCACCTCCACCTGGATTGGATGGAGAATCAACTTCAGTTTGTGTATTATTATTTCCTTGTTGTCCACTAACTCCATTCAAACCTACAGAAAGACCAGTAAGTGAACCAGTTTCAGTTGCAGATCCACCATTTCCACCAGTACCACCAGTATTTGAGTTTGATGGATTTCCTTTTTTTCCACCACCAGCAATTAAAACTAATGTAGATCCTCCTGTTATTGTAGAGTCTCCACCATTATTACCAGATATAGTTCCAGCTGCTCCTGATCCTCCTCCACCAACAAGATTGTAAACTAACTTTTCAGGAGTTCCAGTGATACTAGAAAGTGGTATGGTATATGTACCAGGATTTGTGTACTCAAATTCTTGACTATAATCATAGTTAGGCACACCACCAGTGGTTACTTGTCTTCCACCAATTTCAGATGCAGATGTGAATGATAATAATGTTGGGTTTCCAATAGAAGTTTGAAATTCAAATGATCCTGCATTAGAAGCACCAGATGCAAGATAAAACTGATCATCATATGGTATTTCTGTAGTGTATCCTGGTTGTGGTTTGAATTGAGCACCAGAAGCATTTGATATATCAGGTACATCTTTTAAAGCACCAACATTTTCATCACCACCTTTATAATCCATAAAATCATAGGTAGAAATAGTATTATCTGTAAGTACATTTCTCAATAATGCATGAGAATGTTCTAGAACTGTACCTGTAGTTGGATTCCATCTATTAATTTTACCATTTGCAGATTTATATCCTTGTAAATATCTATCACCAGAACCTTTACCTGCCCATGTTGAATCACCAGGAATACTATGAAGAATTGCATGACTATGTTGAAATACAGAAGGTAACTTCTTCTTTTCCATAGTTACAGTAACTTTCTGAGTACCAACAATAGTACAACCAACAGTTTCAATAACTGAATCATATCCTGTTGTTGTAATTTTACCTAAAGAAAAATAATTATCTTGTTGATCTTGATCAAGATACCACGCACCACCAGTAGCACCAACTGATAATGATAAGTTACCAATAGTAGGTGAGTTCTGACCAAATACAGGACTATTACCAACAATTTTTTTAGTGACAGTGTTAGGAACTTTAAATGTTCCCAAGTATTGTTCACCCCAAAATTCCATTACATTACCTTGAGTTATATTCTGAATAACTCCAGAATTTAACCTAACAGTAAATGTAGCATTACTTCCACCTGATACTGTGACAGTTGGTTCAGTTGCATATCCGTTACCTGGATTTAATGTATCTATTTCTAAAATACCACCATTACCATCAACTGTTTTAACAATAGCAGTTGCCTGTGTTCCACCAGCTGGTGGTGCTGTTATTGATACAACAGAAGTTAATGAGTATCCAGATCCACCATTAATTATATCAATACCACTACTTGCTCTTCCTCCATAAGAAGTGCCAATTATTTGATACAATGTTGGATAGTCTTTAATGGCATATTCAGTACCATCACAATACAAATATCCATCATGAGTATATGCTGGATCATCACCAGAAATATATGCATTACCAGTAAAGTCTTCTAATTTATGTGAATTAGTAGCCTTATTGATAAATGAATGATCGTAAGTATTAGCACCAGATTTTAAATTTGCTACTATAGAACCAACAGGTGTGGTATCTTGATAACAATCAGTGTAAAATCCTTTTCTGGTATTCCTATAACTTTGTACCATGATTATATCTTAATTAAATACTCCATTACGATGAAGGGTTGAGATGCAGAATCAATTGATATGGACGAATCTACACCAATATCAAATGTTGTAGATAAGTTTTCTGGGTCAATTGACATAGCATCAGTCTTTACTTTATATGTATGATCACCTTTATCCAGTCTAACTCTATGACTATGTGCAGTGGGTAAAGTACCAGCTGGTATTGATAAATCAGCAGTATCTGTTGTCTCATTTCTAACATCAGGTGTTGATGTTGAACTAATAGCAGACTCATTTGCTTGAAGAGGAAGAACATCAGTCAATTGATTACCATTAAAATCAACTGGCATGCCAAGTGCACCAGCAACATATGTTGGAGGTATTGTATAATTACCACCTGCACCACCAGATGCTTGACCAACGCCACAACCAAAGATACCAGATTGGGTCTTAGACTGAAATTTTCCAGTATCACTACTATTTGGAGATCCAGCTTGTGTTTGACGATTTAATATCATATTAGCAAGATTTATACAACCAAATTCAAAACCCTGTCCAGATCCAATCTGATATATTCCATTTACATTATCATCAATACAACCACCATAATAAATTGTTTGGGAAAGTCCAGTACCAAATAAGGGAGTACCATCACCAACTGAACCATCATTAGGATCCCAGTTTGATAAAGCTTTACATGGTTCTTGTCCACTAGCAGGTGGATTGGTAGATTGGTTTTGTGCTTTTGTTGCGTTTACCCACTCTTGAACATTAATTGTGGAACCATTTAATAGTCCAGCTGATCCAGCTGGCACTGGGTGATCATTATCTATCTCTAATATAGTTGGTACAACTCTCAATCTAGATCTTGGTGCTGATTTTGTAAAATGCATATGTGGGTGTATTTGATTCTCCTCTACAGACTCTATATCTGTATAGTGACTATCACCTGCATATGTCCAACCTGGTTTTCCTTTAATTTCAACTTCTTGAGCTGGAACATTAATGCTTCCACTGTATTCAATGATAACATTAGTAGTACCAATCGCTGCTTCTGCATCTATGCCAATACCAGATCTACTTTTTTCTGTGCCTAATGAATCATTCTTTCTTATGTTATTATAAACACCTGCGTTTGCACCTGTTGTAGGTTCTGGATACTTAGAACCTAAATCAGGAACCATAAATTGATTATCATTAATATTTTCAAAATTAGTGCCATCTAGATTTTTTTTCATAAACGCAGTATTAGTACCAGTTCCTAAGATAGCAGCAAGTCTTGGATAATCTTCAGCAAAATATTTTGACCCATCACATTTTAAATAACCAGCAGGTAAATTTGTTATATTAATTGCTGTATCTGGCGTACCATCATATGTTACTGGCCATGTAATAACTTGACCAGTTATATGTCCGTACTTTGCTCTCTCTTTATTATAGAATACTGCCATTAGTATGCCTTGATAATGAACGTCATTGTTAACGAAGGTTGAGTAGTGTCTACTGCTATATTTAATGCATTTTCAATACTCTGTGCTGCTAGTGCAGA